GGTCGAATTGCAGAACGGCAAATACGGCTTTGACAAGGCGTATAAACTTGATACGAATTTCCTTGAATATTACTGTCGGCTCTGTGAGCAACGGCACGGCGAAATGAGTTTAGGAACGTGGGGCAACTGGCTCGGCGCGTACCGTCATCTGAAAGCCTACTGCAAACCGAACACCACCTTTGCTGACATCACGCCCGATTGGGTGCGCGGCTTCAAAGATTACCTTGACCGCACCGCGAGGGTCAGAGACAAGCGCAAAAAGACTGAGACCGCCAACGACACCGCCCCTTTGTCAGCAAGCACAAAGGTTTCATATTTCAATAAATTGCGAGCCTGTATCAACCAAGCCTTTGATGAGGGTCTAATCCCTCACAATCCCTTGCGCGGCGTTGAGGGCTTCAAACGAGTGGAGACCGAGCGAGTTTACCTGACGCTTGAAGAGGTCAAGGCAATGGCAGCGGCTGAATGCAAATATCCGATACTGCGCAGAGCATTTCTGTTTTCCTGTCTGACAGGATTACGCAAGAGCGACATCGAAAAGATGACGTGGCAAGAGGTCAGAGAAGAGAACGGTCGCGTCAGGATAGTTTTCAAGCAACAGAAGACACAGGGGCAAGAATATCTTGACATCACGGCACAGGCTGTGCCATACCTCGGCGAGCGTGGGACTGATGATGAGAAAGTATTTCAGGGCTTCTATTATAGTTCCTATCTTCTTATGGAATTGAAGCGGTGGGCTGTCAGGGCAGGTATCACGAAAGACATTACATTTCATTCAGCCCGACACACATTCGCCGTTCTGATGATGACCCTCGGCGCAGAAATCTATACCGTTCAGAAATTACTCGGCCACCGCGAAATCCACACCACACAGATCTACGCAAAAATCATAGACAAAAAGAAACAGGAGGCGGTGGATATGATACCCGACCTGTTCCCTCCTGTTGAGCCTGACGCAGCCAAAGAGCCGCCGACCGTCTCTGATGATGACAGAGAGCCTACCGCATAATTGAACCGCGACCTGTCAGCAGCCAATCTGCCGACACCCCATATTCCGTCACGAGGTATGTTAGCCAAGCCGTTTGGAACATATCGCGTGACGGTTCTTTTTCTACCGTGTTCATATTCCAACGGTTAATGCCGAACTGTCGCGTGAACGTCTGCTTGCCCCTGATGATTTTTTGCTCCTTGAGGTATTGCAGAGCCTGAAAGAAACGGCGAATTATTACTTGGCTGTCTTCTGTCTGCATAACTCATCTGATTTAGCCTTTGCTTCCGCAAATCTCGCGTCCAAAGCACGGTTGCGGTCATCTAACAGGCTTTGCCATTTAGCGACCGTGTCGGGGCTGAAATCAGGCTTACGCCCTGACTGAACCGCTTCCTCAAACTCGCGCACCTCTTCGCCTGACATATAAGGTATGTACTTGTCGAGGTCAAGCAGAGACATAATGTGCGACATACTCTCTCTCTGTAATTCAAAGAGCCGCCCTGCTTCAAGCATAGACCCCTCGCCAAAGAGAAACCACCGAGCGTTGATTTCAGGGAATGTCGAAAGCAGGGTCAGCACAGGAGACAGCCCGAAATTTTCCCCCTTCAAGAGTTTGGCGAGATACTGAGGAGACCACCCCAACAGTTCGGCAAAAGGGTTCTGCCGCCCCCCTGTCTTGTAATTGATTATTTCACGAAGTCTGCTGTTCATCTTACCTTGATTTTTTCTATTGCGATTTTACTCATCTCTTTGTCCATTAGAACCCGAAGCATATCATCTGATAGACTGTCGGCGATGAATACTTGATAGCCAACAAATTCCTTCGGGATTTTCTTCAAACCTGCTTCCAACTCTGTTTTTGCAGCACCTTTTTTCAGGCTAAACACAACATCGCCCATTGTCAGTAGATCATCCCGATGTTGAGCCACAGAGCCGTCCTTTGTGTAGGCGCGAAAAAGAGAGTCAGCTCGCCATTGAGTGTCGGCGGCGGTCATCTCACAGGCGAAAGCGTCAGGATACCCCATAACGCTATCCATAGTTGAAAAATGAGGAATATCCACACCTTTAGCCTTGATGAGTTCGGCGGCTCTCTGAGCAGGGTCGCTTGATGATGAGGAACACCCCGACAGGCTGACAACAGCAGCACACACAGACAGGGCGAAAAATATCTTACGCATACTATATTGTGATTTTAATATTTTGGAACAATTCTTTGGCATTTTCCGAAACCCACTACCCGACAGCGGCAGAGGTGGCAGGTGCGTCCTGACGGACAGTCGCTTTTTTCCTTTCGGCTAACTCTTCCTGAAGCATTGTTATCAGGGCATCAACCTGACGGTCTCGCGCTGTCAGGCTGTCGGCTTGTTTCTTTATGACTTCCCAAGCGTCCGCTCTGATGACCACAGACTGCGTTTCTTCACTGTTCAGATTATCCGAAAGAAACATATCGCCCTCGCCTGTCAAAATCCACACTTCGTTTATATTTTGGTCGAGTTGACAGAGTTTACTCACAAATTTTTCAGAGAGCGGAACCCTGCCGTTCATTATTTGGGAGAATGAAGACTTAGTGTAGCCCAATAGGTCAGCCACAGCACGTTCATTCTCCGCAACCTCGCGGTATATCAGCCAATTAATGACTTTTTTCAATCGTCTTTCCGTAGTCATACTTTCGGTTTGTTTTACGAAATAGGATTAAAAATCGAAAATTTGTTTTGAAAAATTTCTCTGATAACAAAACTTTGTTTATATTTGCATCGTCAATCGGAAAAAATCTCCGTACAAAGATACGATTTTATTTCCGATTACGAAAATAAAACAAGAAGAAAAAATTAACTGAAAGCATTATGAGCAAGCAAACTGCGGCACAGACATCAGCCAAATATCAGAGATTGAAAGCGCAGCACCCTGACGCAATAATTCTTCAGCGCACAGCCAACGAGTATGTGGCATTCGGAAGAGACGCGCAGCAAGCGGCAATCGCAGTCTATGGGATTGACCCCAAAATTGCTTGCGAAATGAATGGCGGCATAACTGAGTATCGCTGCCCGATAGAAGAGCTTGATACAGTTCTTCCTCGCCTTGTCAGAGCAGGTAATCGTGTCGCAATCTGTGAATAATAATCTCAAAACCACATAGATATGACAACACCCATCTTCAAAACCGCCTGTCAGAAAGAGCGTGAAAAGCGCGACAGGGCAATCTATGACGAATACAATCAGCTCGTCTCGGTTGAGGGTCAGAGCAAGACCGTTGTAACTGAATACCTGATGAGCAAGTATAAAATTCACAGCGCAGGTACAATCTACGTCATCAGACGCAGGGTTGAAGAGCGTCTGCAAAAGGAACAGGAGGGAAGCCATGAAAATAATTGACGCAATCTCCAAATGGCTCTTGGCAGTCCTGATGACAGGGTGGTTCGGTGTAAGCATTATCTTCCTTGCAGGAGATGATGACCCCACCAACCCTATGCCGCTGCTCCTGTTTTTCGTAATCAAGGTGTTTGCTTTCGGCTCTCTCTGTCTGTGGGGCAAGGTGTTTATGCACTTATGCAACATCCACGCCCTGCCGTCAATTCTGACAGATCTACCCGAAGAGTTTGATGATGAATTTGAAGAGGAGGATTGACTATGAGCGGAGCAGACATCAGAGAAATTACCGACCGTCTTGACCGAATAGAGCGCAAGGCAGAAATGGCTGTCATTGGTGCAAAGAACGTGCTTGACATCGAAGAAGCGGCGGTTTATACCCGATTGAGTGTCGGCCACCTTTACAGGCTGACAAGCAGCAAACAGATACCTCACTTCAAGAAAGCCCGAAAACTCTATTTCAAGAAATCCGAACTTGAAGAATGGATGCTTGAAAACAAGATTATGACCGAGGACGAGGTTCAGAAAGCCGCAGAGACTTATACAGCAACCCACAAGCGCAAATGAGATGATGACAACAGTAACCGAAACAGCAGCAAAAGTTGACGCGTGGATTGCAAAAGAGTATGACAGCCTGAAAGCGGCTCTCATCAGCAATAACACGTTTGACCCTGACACATTCCACGACGCGTATTTGAGCCTGTATATCGCCGTCACTCCCGACATTGATAAGAACCTTTATCGGAAGTTATTCAACGCGATATACGCCGAAATCGCAAAAAATAAGGCGTGGCAGTCTTTCCGCTCTGTGAATGTTCAGGAGATCTTCTTTACTCTCCTGAAATCTGATGAGGACACAGAGAGCGATGAGGACACCAAAGAAGCCGAGCCTTACATCACGGCGCAAGAGGTCAAAAAATATGCACGTCAGACCCTGACACGCGACCAATTCAGTTTGTTCGTGCTTCGCTTTGAACACAATCTGACATATCAGCAGATAGGGGCTTACATCGGGCGTGGCAAGGATTACGCCAAGCACCACACAGCCCTGATTTGCAAGACAATCAAAGAACATTTTAACCCACAAATAGCAGCAGTATGAAACTTGAAATTTTTGACCACTCAAAGGGTCGTTATGGCTCGCGTGTTCAGCACCGTGCCGTCAGCGTAAACAGACGCAATGCAAAAATCTCTTTCAGCCGTCAGGCAACCGAGGAACTCGGACTCTCCACAGAGTATGCCGCCACCTTTGCCAAAGACAGCGACAGCAAAAACGATTGGTACGTTACGTTCCGCAAGGCTGACCCGTCAGGGCTTCCAATCTGCGCACATCACGGAAGCGGCAACGCCGCAGGTTACAGCACACTCGGAATAACCTGCCGTTCTCTGTCATCAGCCATACTTGACAGCCTGAAAGCAAAGAGCGGCGCAACGCTTCTCATCGCTCAGAAGCCCGAAATCATCAACGGCGAAGAATGGTATCAGCTCATCACAGCCAAGCCGCTCCGTCTCAACTAAAATGCAAAGCCCGAAGCAGTCAGAGGGCAAGAAATAAATAACCGAAATGGCACAAAATCAAACAGCGGTTCAACCGCAACAGGCAACCGCCCCTGCTCAGGTGGTTCAGCCGCAAAAATCAGTTGGGGATATTATGCGCTCCCCAGGCGTTGTCGCCAAAATTAAAGATGTTCTCGGCAACGAAAAGGTTGCGGCAGGGTTCATTAGTTCAGTCATCAGCGTGGCGAACGGAAGCAAAGAGCTTCGCAAGGCTGACCCGATGACAGTAGTCGGTGCTGCAATGGTCGCCGCCACACTTCAACTCCCAATCGTTCCGACAATCGGACTCGCATACATCGTGCCTTACAAGGGTCAGGCACAGTTTCAGATAAGTTACAAGGGGCTTATCGAACTCGCTGAAAGGAGCGGTCAGTTCAAGAACATTATTGATGAGATTGTTTACGATGGGCAGCTCATCAAAAAGAATCGCTTTACAGGCGAATACGTCTTTGACGAGGACGCAAAGAAGAGCGACAGAGTCATCGGATATATGGCTCGCTTTGACCTGATAAATGGGTTCAGCAAAACAATATTTTGGACGGTGGAAGAGGTCGAAGCACACGCCCAAAAGTTCAGCCAAGCCTACCGCAGTGGGTGGAACTGTCCGTGGAAAAGCGACTATCACGCAATGGGGCGTAAAACCGTTCTGAAAGCCCTGTTCAGCAAATATGCCCCGAAGAGCATACAGATGCAGAATGCAATCGCTTTCGACCAAGCCTCAGTCAGAGCAAACGATGACATCGTGAACGCCACATCTGACCCTATAAACATTGACGCTTTCGAGGTTGAATACATTGACAACCCCGAGGACGCTCCTCAGAGCCATACTGCGGACAGCGAAGCAATGGCTGACGCGGCTCGCAAGAAGAGCGAGAGCAAGCGCAAGAAGGTGGACGCAGCAATGGCTCAGTCAGACGCAGCCGCAGGGTCATCAGACCAACAGGCACAGCCCTCAGTGGCAGAAGCCGTTGACCCCGAAACAGGCGAGGTTTTCCCTGTGACAGAAGACAACACAACATCAGACAACAACCCCAACAAATAACCCGATATGGAAATCAAAGAACAAAACATCAGAGCCGCCTACAACGCGGCTGATGAGAGCCAAAAAACTCTTCTGCGCTCTCTCTTCCCTGACCTGTCTCTCGGTCAGAATGAACCCGACAATCGCCCTGTAACAGAGCGTATCAAGACCTTTGAGGACGCTTGCGCCACCCTCGGCATTGACGCTTTCACAGAGGAAGAGAAATACGAGGGTATGATGCCTGATGAGGTGGCGTATCAGAAACTCCGCATCATCTGTCAGGCTCTCAACGAAGAGTGGACACCTAAGTTCACGAAAGACGAGGTGCGTTGGTATCCGTGGCACTGGCTCTACGATGATGAGGAAATCGCCGACATGGACGATGAAGAGAAAGCCGACCGTCACTTTATGACAACAGGCGAATATGTGACAGAATATGCGGGCTTCGCTTATGCGCGCTCGATTTACGCTCCCTCGGGTTCGCTTGCGAACGTCGGCTCTCGCCTTTGCTTAAAATCGGACGCGCTCGCGACCTACTGTGGTAAGCAATTCATCCGTCTGTGGGCTGATTTCAAACTCATACGCCGCTGAACAGGCCGCGAGGGGTGTTAGTCATCACTTTCGCCCCTCGCGCCGCCACAGGTCATCTAAACAGCCA